GAAGGTGTTGCTGCACAGCTTCCCTGCGAGAATCCCACAACTGTCTGCACCACGACACCCATGCGCCATTGTCTTCGGCTCGCTCTGGATCAGAGGCCGGAAAATTGTATCCATACAAAGCCCGTTGTAAGGCTTGGTTTTGTTCGGCCTCTGTTCGGTCTTCGTTCTCTGGCTCATTGGGAGCCATTTGTTCGTTGGGCGATTCAGGGTCATTGCTAAAACCCTCCAGTGCTCTTGCAACTTCGTCGTCAGCAAGGGCACTAAGAAAATCCGCGCTACCGGGGCCTTCTGATTGCAGTGCGAACCTTATTCCAATCATCCAACGCTTCGTAGCGTTCCTTAATAACGCGCATTACTTCTTCTTGTGCCCATGTCTCATTTTCTTGCAAAGAAATTGCTACAAGATCAGGTGGCACATCAAGGTCAAACTTTTTTAGCTCTTCGCTGTTACTAATAGGAGCAAACAAAGACAGCACTGTTGAGAATCGTTGTACCGCAAATACGAATGCGGCTACCCACAAAAAATCAACAATTACTGTCATTACAGCGTTGCAATCGTAATGTTTGCCGTACCGCTGCTCCAAGCAGATGCTCGTACTCGAAACGACTGAATTGCAAAAGCGTCACCTACAAAAATCTTAACCGCCGTTGCTGCCGTTGCAAGCGTTGCGCTATTGCCGTCAGAAAGCGAATACGCAGAAAAGTTTGTGCCATCGACAGTTGCTTCTAGTTGCAAAGTGCCGCTGAAGGTTCCGGCTATTTGCACTGAGATTGCTCCGGGAGCAAGTAATCGGCAAGCGTGAGTGACGGTTTCGGCATTAGCGTCAATAGAGCCGGTCGTAAGGTTTTTGTAACTAGGCATATTGGTTTCCTATATGAACCATTGATCCATTGGGCTATCGGCCCTGCGATGTCGCTTCATGCGCGACCGTTTACAATACAGAATCACGGCACCTGCGACAACCAAAGGAGCCGTAATTACAATTTTCTTTAGCAATCCCACTTTCTCAACGCTTTGTTGATCCTGCTGTTTGGGTCTTTAGCGGTTTTTTCTGATGTTAACTTCTTTTTCATGCCCTTCATGCGTTTGCAAAAAGATATTCTTCTCTTCTTTTTTGCAGGAGATTTTTTTGCTGCGGCTGCGGTTACGGGTTTTTTGATGTCTTTGCCCTGAGCCTTTAAAGAAGCGCGGCCTTTTTCATTAAGACCGCCTTCAGGATTCTTCCCTTCTTTCCTTTGCCACGCAGGGCTTTTAGGCATTAGTAGCTGTCGTCAGAATCGCTGTTGTGGCTTGACTCGTAGTCTTCCTCGTCTTCCTCATCCTCTTCGTCGCCTGCAATCATGGCTTCAATACGAGCAAGACGTTCTTCCATCAAGTCCATGCGCTCTTCGTGATACTCAACAGATTTGTCGTCGGCTCCGTAAGCACCGCCAGACTCTTCTCTTTGCTCATCACTTTCTTCGCAACCGGGACATCCGGGCATACCACACGGGCACTCTTCTTCTTCGCCATGCTTGTGTGGTTTCTTTTTTCCCATGCCGGGAGGGCCACCGATAGCTATGACAAGATCAACCCCGCCACGCCGTTTCATTTTTGGTTTACGCATTTTACCAACCACTAAGGGGAAGCTGTTGAGTGTAGTCTCCGGGCAATCTAGTAAAATCTACAGAACTTGCCACAGAGTTGGCAACGTGTACGTCATCTCCAAGCGGATCGGTTAGTTGGATCTCTTCAGGTGGCACACCTTGAACACGGTCCCATCCATGTAGTGCTAAACCAAGTGCCATAACGCCATCGTCGTGTAATCCACGGGGTGCCTCATACCGGACACCAGTGGCTGTGTAGGTAAACTCAAAACTTTCAAGTTCTGCCGTTAACCACGCCTCATCCGGCAAAACTAGTTCTTCGGCCTGAAAGGCCGCGACGAGTCTTTGCATCAGCCGCAGCTTGCTAGGTCGGCTAAACGTAAAGCCCGTTACCATGCACCCGGCTTCTTGCAAGTCGGACACGATTGCGTCACCCACGCCGGTCGAATCCACCACAGCCGGTACGTCTCCAATTAGCTCTTTTACCCGATCCTTTGTAACCGACCACGGGGCTTGCCATCGTTCTAGCTTGACTACTCTGCGCCATGCGTCCATGCCAATGGCAACCGTAAAGTCTTGAGCACGGGCAAGGTCAACGCCCCAGACTACGGGTTCATCAGCATCCTCATCCACCTCCTGCACTGCTGAACGAATAGCCTCCAGTCCGAAAGGATTGACTCCATCATCAAGCGGAATGCCCTCAAACTCTTGAGCAAAAACGTCCGCAGGTAGCTCTTTACGAGCAGCCTCAATTTCCTCCGGCGGTATCCACGGATTATCAAGCGTAGACGCACGAAAGCTCTGCCAATCAGGTTCTTCTTCCAGATTGCCCCGATTGAACATCTGAATAAATCCATGTCTTCGTCCTTTCGGCGTACCCAGTATCAGGGCACGGCCACCTAAATCCACAAGAGTAGGACGGATCGCTGCCTGCCAAGTCTCAGTCAACTCGCGGACAATTCCGGCCTCGTCGATAATTATTAACGCATACTTCCGGCCACGTGCAGGATCTTGCGTGTCCAAGGTCCAGACCTCAATCACGCCACCTGTAATCAACTCCAGTCGTTTTTCCTGCTCACTGACTCGTTCAGTTACAGGGCCAAGACGCTGCACCAGTTCACGCCAAGCCTCCAAGGCGTACTTGTATCCGGGCGCAAACCAACCCACAGGCTGTCCATCAATCGCTGCCTTGCAAGCCAACGTGATACCTAGCGCAGTCTTACCAAACCTACG